GATCATCGGGGTTGATCTTGAGTAGGGTTCTGCAACTGCCTTCGCCTGTTTCAGCTGGACATGGAATGCGGCGAGTCTTTTCAACGAATCGGCGAGCAGCAGCCATGCCTTGAGCATGAATGCTCGCAAGCTCATCGGCAAAGTCATCAATCCAATCTTGCAACCCTGACCACGCCAAATGAGTCTGCGAGAATTTAATGGCATCGGCAATCTCGCCTTGAAGTGTTGCTGGCTTGGCGATCATCGCTGGCCTTGTCAACTCTCGCTCATCTCGGATCAACTTCTCCCACTCATGCAGGAAGCCGAGAATGTCGTGACCGGCAATGAAGGACAGAGCCGCGACATTCAAGCCAATGGTTCGCTCACTGGATCTGCCGCCATTTCCACTCTTGCCAGGAAGCAGTTCATCGTGAGCGCCAATCCAAAATTCCATTAGATCGTCAAGCTGTGAATGAAGTCGGCTTTGACAGCGATTGCATAATCCAGCCGATGTCACTATTCGGCGGCAAAGAGGGCAGAGTGAGTCGGTCATTTAGAATGGGATTCCTTCGCTCTTAGAGATGGCTGGCTTTTCAAATAACGGGGAAGGTTCAAAGTATGTCGGAGATTGGCAACTGTGAGTTGCCAGAACTTTAGCCCTTGGATCGGCTTTTTCAATATGCCAAAGTTTGCGCCGAACTAGGCAAACCTGTGAAGTTCCGAAAGTCTGGTAAATCCTCAAGCCCTTTGCCCTAGCAATCAACTCCTCGGCAAAGTTGAGTGGATTCGGCTCAATTCTTGTCAGGAAGCCATTGACATAACATTCCAAAATCCAGCCCTGACACCTGTCGCAAAGGTCGGGAACTGGTCGAGTGGAAATGAATGATTCAGTCATGCTTTCACGCTCAAACCGCCACCAGTTCCAGTTCCCCTCTTAGAGAGGGGGAACTGGGAACTAGTCGTTGGCACTTTTTTGGGAACTGGTCGGGAACTAGTGGGAACTAGTCGGAACTGGTCAAGCATTATCTGCCTCTTGCCAATCAAATGACCCAATGCTGCCCTTAGAATCGTCAGCTTCTCGATATTGACGAAGCAATTTCAGGTTTAAGGCATTGCGAGAGCCATTCTCAATGGCAACGAATTTTTCGTCAATTAGAATCTGAATGGCAATCAAAACCCATTCACGCCGACCTTGAACTTCCTTGATGACTGCATTCTTAGACAACGGCATCGTTGAGGCTTCCAATGTCTTGCTGACCTGCTCCATCAAATGCGTTGGCCTTGTACGATCTCTAGCGACCATTTGAGGGCTGATGATTGTCATTGTGACCATTCCTTCAGCCGTTGACCGCAACTCCACTGTGCCGGCAAACTTTGCCTCTTTAGAGTGTTCTCTGACAGCGCCAGGGCGGTCTTTTGTCACCTTCAGATTCAACTCGCCATTCATGCCCTTGCCAAATGGCAGTGTCACTTCAACGGCAATCGCACATCCGTTGATGTCTGCCCGTTTTGCCTGAGCGCCGATGGCATAGTTGCCGCGATTGTCCTTTGACTTGGGAACATGATCAATGGTTATGACACACGCGCCTGACAACGCCAACGGCTTTAAGAGCTGCTGGCTGAAAAAGGTGGCATCGCGATTGCTGGTCAAATCTAAGGCCAGCAAAGTCATGGCGGCATTGACACCGTCAAGAATGATCAACTCAGGCACGATCTCGGTCAGCGCATCAACCAAATCCATTCGCTCATTCAAGGTCAAGTTCTGATCGGGATTGGCGTAGGTGAAATTTGCAAAATGACGATTCTCAAGGCCAAGTGAGCGAAGTCGGCTCAGAATACCTTTGCCCGAATCCTCAAAATCTAGGTAGATCACCTTTTGCTGGATTTCAAGTGCCTGTTTAACAGCTAGTAGCGCAACCCAAGTCTTTCCCGACTCCGACTCACCAAGAAGTGCGTTGATCTTGCCTCGATAGAACAGGCGATGACCGTCATTGCGAGCCAAGAATTCAGGTTCGGGCTGTTCAATCTCACCATCAAGGTCTAGTGGCTTTGGATACCAACTGGAGCGTTCTCGCACCTGCTCGACATGATCTGAGTCAATATCAGGCACAACAGTCAGAGTCGGCTTGGCTAACTCTTGCAGTTGGGTCAGACTAGGTAAGGAATTCTGTGCGCCGTAACCTAAAGCCCTGAGTGCTTTTGCCGCACTTGAGAAATCCCCACTGTGATTGAGGTGCGCGAATGCTGCGAACTTGGAGTAAGGCTTCTCCGCTTCGAATGTTGTTGATGTTGTAAATACAAAGAGATTATCTCCATCGTTGCGACCTGTGGTAGCTGAAATGCCAGTATCTTTGCCAGGTCTGCACCAATAAGTGACACCGCCTGAAGTGTAGATTTGTTTCCATCCAATGAGGATGTCGCTCCATTTTGCTTTTGCGTTGAAATCATCGCCTGGCTTCTCTCCTGTTGATTCTGACTTTGGTAGTAGCGCGGTTGCTATTGACTCCTTGACCGGCATGGAATCAAGCGCCTTGAAAATCGAGTGCAACGCCTCGCGCTCCTCCATTGAGAACATTGGAATTGTGTTTGGCGATCCTGCCAATAGCACCCAAGGTTGGTGGCTACGGTGAACCTCGCCATTTGAGGGTGCTGTGACTACGAAACCGCCTTCGCCTCTGGTCTCAACCAGCACCTCAACTGTGTCATTCTCTCCTGGTCGGCGAGCAATCTTGGCGCTTCCTGGCACTGGCTCATCGGCGATTCGGTAGAGGAAATGCAAGCCCCCTGATGGTGTCATCTCGGCATATCCTGTTGTCAACAATCGCCAGAGTTCCTCAAGGCCAGAGTTGATGGCGATCTCTTTGGCTTCGTCAAATAGGCCAGCGTGGATTGCTCGACCTTCTAGTTCGAGCATCTCCAAGTTGCCACTGACCGCGCCAGTGATTATGCCAATGCCAGGGTGGCCTGTGCCAAACCAATCGCCTAATTGCTCAGGCTCGGCTCGGCTGACTTGATATTGCTTCCATGAGCCAATCGGTGATTTGCTGCCATTGTTATTGACAGGAACTACCGAAATGCCAGCATCGTAGAAATCAAGAGCTGCTTGAAGGACTGGATTCATTGCCGTTCCCCTCGCCATAGACTTTCCATCCAAATCGTGTGATAGATGCACCAACTGACCATTTTCGTTGAAGTGTCATCGCCAAAATAAACCCCGAAGTCGGCATCGGCTTCGCACTGCTCAAATTCACCGTAGCCGTTGTCAGCTACGAAACCGCATTCTTTTTGAAACGGCGTTGTGCGCTTGAATCGTGTTCGCATGGTTGCCATTAGTTGGCTTTCCCATGCATTGTTTTAATATGGTTCAACATCATTCGACTCAATTCCTCTTGAGTTAAAAATTTGTAAGCCGATGCAAGTGAATAACCGCAATAACAAGTGTGCATTGCTTTTGGAATTTCAGACATTCATTCCCCCTAATAATTTTGCCTAGCCTTGTCCATTGCTCGGAATCGAACCGAGATTGCCTTCCCCGTCAATGCAAACCTGCCAATGGTTTTGCCGATGATGGGTATCGTCAAAGGTGAATTCCCTGTCACCTCACTCGAACATCGGCAAATCGTTATGCGCTTAGAACGGCGCTGGCGTTGCCCCTAGCTTTGCTAGAAGCGCCAACTGCTCTGGCGAGAGTGCGCCACTGCCAGGCGCTCCAGCATTAGGCACTGCCGCTGCTGGCGGTACAACTGAGCCAGCGAGATAGGCGGTTGCCTTGTCAATGTCGGCCTGAGAGTCGGTGGCATTGACCAAGATCCAAGGTGCGGATTTGCCTGGCTTGGCAACGCCTTGTCCGATGCGAGCTAAACATGACTTGCCGATAATTGGCTTTAGTGCTGATCGAAGTGCGATGTTGAAAAATAGAACTGAGTTGTGTTCGGTGTTGGTGTCAAGATCAACAAGGTTGACCTCGATTGCCTCTGCCTCGCCTAGTGATGTTTGAATGCCAGTCTTGTATTCAACTGGCTTGATGATTAGCAGATGGCCTTGCAAATCTGCTGGTTTAACTGATTCGCCAGCTGTTGCCGGCGCTGTAAATGGATTTGTCATCTCATTCGCTTTCTGTTGGTGTTAGGGGTGAAGCATCCTCATCGGTTGATGAGAAATTTATTTTTTCTTTACAACTTTTCCGTAGCATTCATCGCAATAAGGTTCTTTCCCAATGATGTTCTGAATTGGCTTTATGGCTTTGCATAGATAACATTCTGTTTCCCATTTGAAAGCCATCATCGCCCCGAATCTGTCTTGTAGAAGCCCGAACCTTTGAAGTGGATCGGGGTTGCTGACCATACTCGCTCCATTGACTGACAGCAATCTCCGCACACTGGCAATGGCGTGTCCTCATCAATGGCGCGTGTTTGCTCAATCGTTGCTGAACAGCGTGGGCATCTAAATTCATAAACTGGACTCACGCTGCATTCTCCTGTCCAGGACAACCAATTGAGATGTCCTTGCTAGATGGCAAATACCAAGGGCAATAACTGCAAGTTTGATTTGGCGCACTTGGAATCAATTTCCAATGGTTAGGATTAGCTTCTGGATCCAATTGCCAAAGTAAGACTTGAGTGTCCTCTAGGCGTTGAATTGAATCAAGAGCCAGTTTGCGATTGAAATTTTCAACAATTGTGTAGAGTCCATCAAGTCTGCCGCCTAGCGGATAGAAGGCCAGCGCCACCTTCTCGACTGAGCCAACGCCAAACTCCCGTTCAATTCCAAGCGCGTAAAGGTTGATTTGCACCCGTTGTTGATGAGTCATGCCACCCTGCTTGCGAGATTTCATGGCAGTTGCGCCAACGCATTTGTGATCAATGACCATCTTGTTTTCAATGTCAAAGAGATCAGCTGTGCCGGCAAGTTCTGCGGTAACTCGGACAGGATGCTCGACTAGATAGAGTTTGTTCTCCTCCCCGTCATAGGCATCATTAAAGGCATCGGCCAACCAAGCGTGGATTGCAGTGCCACTGATACTCGCCCAAGGATCGGTGGATGGATTGGTCTTTTTCCAATCAAGTAATTTGTAAGAAGTTTTTCTCACGCACATTTCGCCAACCTCACTCAAACCAATGCGCTTTTGCTGTGAGCGTGGCGCATTGGTTGAGCGATGGTTGACAACATTCTTGATGCGTTCAGCAAGATGACTTGCTTCATCCCCTGGCGCTGTGAACATTATTCCTCATCAATGATTGAGAATCGGCGGCTTACTGATACCGATTCAATTCTTGCAACGATGTCTGCCGGCAATAGTTCGCGACACTTCTTGGCATCAATGCGAGTGGTTTCAACTGTTGTCCAGCGAACCGACTCTCGACCATTGACCAAGCCAATCTCGGCATCCCCTAGAGCTGCCTTGACCTGCTCGGCAGCAATGTCTGCCTTTTCTTGCCATTCCTTCATTTTGATTTTGGCTTCAATATAGGCAGATAAGAAGGCCGATGCTGTTGGATCTAAGTCCACCATTGAAGTGTTAATTTGTGTTGACATTTCCCCTGTTTCCTTTCCTAGTAGTAAGAGTGCTTTTGCCAAAAGGCTTTGGCGGCGCAAGCACCGTCAGAACCGTAATGGCGAGAGATATAGGCAATCGATGCGACTACCTGGGCGAGTGGATCAGCTGAGTGCTTCAATCCAATCGTGCGATAGGTTGACTCAAGCAACTGCCCAACGCCTTTGGCAGATGATCTGCTGTTGGCTGATTTGGAATTGATATGACTCTCTTTTTCAAAGACCCATAGCAAACAATTGGCTTGGCGTTTGATCATTAGCTCATTGACGAACTTAGTGACCTTTTGCTTATCTGTTAGGACAGGCTGACTTTTAACTATCTCAACCCTTATTGCTGGCTTCTCGACTTTTGGTGAGAATCCGTTTGTGATGCTGAAAATTAGTGCCAAAAGAGCAACACTAATCAATGACAATGAAACTTCACGACTCATTGAGTAAATCCTTTCCTTTTGGCTCTTTCCAAATTGCGATCAATTGAGGCAACTTGCACTCTCAACTTCATAGCGATTTCCTCTTTGGTCAAGCCTCTCGATAGGTATTCCTGAATCTCCCTGAACCTCTTAGTTCCAACCTCCTTTGGTTTCATAAGTGGTTTTCTTTGCTCTGGAGTTGTTCCACCCCAGAAACCTTCTGTCTCTTGATTTTCGATGGCAAATGTCCGGCAAGCAGTTATGTGAATGCAACTGTTGCAAAGTTCTAATAAGCGCGGAAGGCGCTGAGTCAATTCTACCTGAGAATCAGGAAAGAAAAAGTCTAGGTTGTCTTTGTCCACGCACTTTGCCTCTGGAAATGAAGGCGCGGTCATAAGCGCCAGCAGTGTCATCGTGGATCTCCGTATCCGGCATCGCGAAGCAGATCCATCATCATTGCCATTGGCATAATGCCCCACCATTGACCAACTTTGTCAGGGGTCATGCCCACGCCATTAGGTTTGACAACTAGGATGCCGAAATCAGCTTTGGCATTCTTGCGTTCAATCTCAGTTTCCTTCAACCAAGCAGGGATCTTATAGGTGGCATGATTCTTGACTTCCATGCAAAGTGCTGGAATGCCAGTGATGTCACCTTGATCATTCGAACCAGTCAGCGCCCGTCTTTCTGCTCCAGGAAAACCCTGCCCCAACAGAAATTTGACGAGCGCCGACTCGGCCGCGGTTCCCTTTTGCTTGGCTTTACTCATTACTTACCAGCAGAAGGATTGCGATTGGATCGGCAATCGCAAGATATAACTGATCGCAAATGCTCGGCTTCTAAATAAGCAACTTTCAAATCAGCTTTAAGTTGCTTAATCTCGTCTTGACCTTGGTTCCAATAAACAAAACCGCCAATTAAATAACTGAAAATTGCAACGCTTCCAGCTGCGAGAAGCCAAGCAAATGTTGTTGGTTCCATATTAAATCCCATCTCTATTTTCTCCCCATTTTGGTTTGAAAATTGTGCCAATCTTTAACTTCTTGAAAATCGTCATTCTTATTGAGTTCGCTATCTAGCCAAAGGATTGAGACTAGAACGCCAACAACCATTGCAACGCCAATGAGAATGTTCATTAGAACTCCAAATCGCAAAGCACGATATAAGGATCCATTGAATCTGCGTTGTCAATAAGAATTTGAAATTCTTGATTGATTGATGTCAAGTAAGAACGATAAATCATTGCGGTAGTCCAGTCAGGCAACCAATACGCATTTGTTAATCTGAAATCAACTGCATGACCTAGAACCGATTCAAAACGATCACTTTGAGTTGCAAATTCTGCATCCCATTTCATGCTGATTGTGTAAAGAAAAGATAAATCTTGTTTTGAAACATCAAGTGTTATTGCCATTGTCTTGCCTCTCGCCTTGGTGAAGGATCCTTGTTCCTTCTCTTAGGGTTAACGATAGCACCGACAAGTCAAGTCAAGAAGCATTTCAGCTGCTATCTGCGTGTCGTGATTTGCCCCACAATAGCGAAAAGACCCCCACCGCCGAAGCAGTAGGGGTCTTTTCTATTTTGCTGGCGAGCTAAGGCGAGTTTCAGCTCAAGCCAGCAAAAGCGCGTTGAATGCCTTCGTAGAGGCTGATCTTTGGAGTGTAGAAGGTTTCCATTAGGGTCGGGTTTCCTACCCTGTAATGGACTCCTGTGGGCTCTGAGGGCAGGTGCTTGATCGTTGGCTGGTAGCCAGCAAAACTTGCCACGATCTCGGCTAAGTCGTTGAATGAGGTGGGAATTCCTGTGCAAAGGTTGGCGGTTTCGATACCAGCAAGGCAGCCAGCCTCAGCGCCTTCAACAACATCTGCGATGTGGATGAAGTCGCGCACCTGCTCGCCATTGCCCCAAATCTCAAATGGGTCAGCCTTATCTAAGCCTCGTTTGATGAAGCTAGGGAATGGGTAATCCAAAGCCTGATCAGTGCCATAGCCTGAAAATGGGCGATAAACATGGACAGTCAATCCTGCTCGCCTTGCATGAGTTGCCAACATTTCGCCAGTCAACTTTGCCCAGCCATAGGTCATGTCAGGGGTAGCAATTGAGTCAAGATTTATATCGGACTCTTTGAGATTGTAAGCGCCAAAATCATTGGCTTGAAGTTCAATCGGATAAGCGGCAGATGATGAGAAGTAAGTGATGCAACCTGGTTGGGTACGCATTGCCCATGAGAACATCTCGGCATCAATTGAAAGATCAACTGCCAGCGATAGTGGCTCGCCTTCGATCAACTTGCGACCACCGACAACAGCTGCCAAATGGATCACCTTGTCAAAGTAGGTGTTGTCCTTGCGAAAGAAATCGCGAGCATCCATAGGCAAGGAATTAGCAATGTCAATGCCAACAACTTGCCAACCAAGTGCCTTGAATCGTTTTTCAAAATGTCGGCCTACGAAACCAGCGTTGCCGGTGATTAAGACTTTCATGCCAGTAGCTTCTCGACAAGTGATCGATAAGCATCGCTGGCGATGTATTCGTCAAATGCCTTTTTGTCAGCTGAATAAACTTCCTCGGCATTAACATCGGCATATCCTTGATCCCATTGCGCTTTGCCGACAATTGGGTGGAGATGTTCAATGACTACTTCCGAAAGGTAACTAAAGGTTCCCAAGTCCTTGCCAAGTTTCATCCAGAAATTGTCCAGATACAAGTGGATCATTCCTTGCGGAACCATGCCGCCAAGGGCATTGACAATATCGCCACTCATAGCAACGGCAGTCGGCAACGCCTCGCCTTGAAACAAGTCATTGCCATAGACCAAGCCAGTGCCTAATTCATCTAAAGCGTTGATGAAATGGAGATCCCAATTCTTTGTGCGCGGTCTGTGATCATCGCCAAGGAATGCAAAATGGCGGTATTTATGAGCAAAATGTCGGGCGGCAAAGTTCAGTGGCTTGGCCATGCCTTTGCCATTCTTTTCAACAACCATGACATCGCAACCAAGGGCTAAGTAGGCATCCATCTGCGGTTCATCGTCATCGACTATGACAATCAAGTCCGACTCGGTTTCCGTTTCGTCAAATGACTTGATCAGCTCGGCGATGTTTTGTGGCCGATTACGGCTTGGAACAAGAACAACTAGATTTCTCAATGTTTTCCCCTTTGTTAACGATTTCCCCTGCAATTGCTAAATAAGCAGCCCCATCAATGAAGGAATCATCAAGTGGGTTGTAAGCCAATCTAGCAAGTTTCAAACCTGCCATGCAAAGAGCGACCTGATACGGCTCAATCTCTTGGTGAAGGACAACTGACCAAATCTTTGCGATTCGCAAATGATTCTCAAATGGATCTCCATTTTGATCATTGCGATCACCCATTGTCAGGCGAATTGCCTCTTTAAGTATTTCATCCCTGTCCATCTTGCTACCACTTCCAAACTTTGCCATCAACGGTAAATGAGTTATTGACAATTGGAACTAACTGAGGCATGACGGTTGTTCCGTCAACATGAAGCAAGCCAAAGCCTTTGTTCCAGGTAAATAACCCTGCCTTAATATAGCGAGCAAATTTGTAATCCATGAGATTTCCGACTTCCATTCCCCAAATGGTTTTTGTCTTGCCAGTCCAACCTTGAGTGTGGTGAGTCAAGCCCATGCGATGCGTGTGGCCGCAAACAACGCTCATGCCTGAGCGTTTTGCTAAGCCCAACGCGGTAGCACCGGCGGTTGGCTGGACATTGCCTTCGTCTCCATGCATCAGCAACCAGTTAGGAGCCAGTTCATAAGGCTCATGGTGATAGGTGATGCCAAGGCTGTCTAGTTTGAGAAACTTCTCAATCTCAAGCTCTGGCAATCCGAGAAAGCCTGGAGCCTTGGACTTGATCTTGTTGTAAAGTCGATCAGAGTGATTGCTTCGGACAATATGGTCAACCTGTAATTCGGCAAGTAGGTCAACGGTAATGTCGCGATGTTTGCCTAAATCTCGCTGCCATTCGCCTTCGCCGCCTTCCTCCCAACGCGAAATCTGTGGGAGATCAATTTCATCTCCGACTGATACCACGCTGCTTGGGCGGTAATACTTGATGAATTTGGCAACTGCCTTGGTAGCTGCAACATCATGGTAAGGACTTTGTAAATCTGAAATGACAACAATGGATTTCATAGGATAAACCGTTTCCCCTGCGTTGTTAGATTAAACCTTTTTCTTGGTCTTTTTTTCTAATTCAACATTGACTTCCTGTTCGGCAATCTTTAGCAAATTCATTGTAAATGGATCTTTTGGATTGCCTTGTCGGATAACAAGGGCAAG